GGATCATCCACAACATAACCAAAGGCCATAGCTGTAGAAGTTGACAATGCGGCGGGGTAGTATTGACCTTGAACGGTTTGGCCATTCGAGTTCACGTACTGACAGCCAACCAAAACGCCAACGCTATCGCCAGTGGCAGTAGCAGTTTTGGCAATCAAGTAGCCGCTGGTGTTCACCTGTACGGTGTCACCGTTGAGAATTGCGGTCGCGTAAGCTGGTGCAATGGGGATTTGACGGATCGCTCCGGCGTATGGCAGACCATCCAAACGGTTTAATGGTTTGAAGCCGTACGTCTTATCAATGGTGGGATAGCCCATTAAAGACTCCTTTATTTAGAACCTGTACCAAATCCGCTTCCGCGACTGGTTGAAGACTTGCGGTCAGCAAACAGAGGCATACGCGGGTCATTGTTTCTCATGAAGTGGTTGTCCACTGAATCCATCTGATTCTGCGCCTGCGTGTCGTAGTACTCTTTCATGGCCATGAGTTTTTCGGTTTGGATTTTGCAGAGCATCAATCCACCAATTTCCACATTACCATTTGCACTACCTTCAAGCATCAGTTCTGGATGGTCTGCTGCCTTCACTGGAACCCAGCCATCCCGCATCTTGCTAGATACATTGGTTGGCATTGTCTGTCCCAAGACATGAGTCGCTATGTAGCGATACTCCCATCCGGGTTCAGGGGTAGGATCGGGCAACGCGCTCGACGGTTTATACACATATCGATTTGATTTTTCGCGTGAAACATTGTCACGGGGGTTACGATTTTCAGCCATTTTGATTCTCCAATTTTAAAACTTCAGCAACATATTTTTTAGGGTCAAGGTTGTACTTTTTAATTAACGCGGCTTGTGACTGCGTTAACTGTACCTTCCTTGTTCCTGTGGAACGTGTTGCCGGAGCAACCACTGAAGAAGGTCGCCGGGACTTTTCGCTAGTGCCGCCGAACATTTCGGGGAACGTAGACTTCACGCGAGCATCAATTTGCTCGAAATATTCATCGCTGCGAGGATCAACCCCGTTTGACACTAATTTTTGATGCAGCCCTAGTGCAAAGCTGGAAACTTCTTCAAACCCCTGTGCTCCGAACCACTGGTTTTTTGCCTGCCAGCGCAGGGTTTTTTCGTCCGGTTGAACAGCTTGGGTCTGTTGTTGTCGTGGTTGTACATCAGATTCTTCCACTTGTAAAGGGGGTGGACGAAAATTTTGTGCCTGTTGTAATTTTGCCTTAGCATCAAACAGCGCTTCCTGAGCCGCAAGGATGGCATCTGTGTCAAACGACTCCTGTGCTGCCTTGTAATCCCGACGGGCTTTTTCCATTTCCGCTTCGGCAGCGGTCTTGGCCATAACTCCGTACTGTTCCGTGCCATTGTTCACATATTGTTTGAGACGCTTGTTCTCTTCAACCATGTGCTGTGCAAGACGCTCAAGCTCTTGTTTCTCGCGGTAAAGGGCTTCTTTTGCCCTGCGCTCGTCATGCCGCGCATGGGTTAGCTCTTTAATACGTACCTTGACCTTATCGGAGTAGTTCTCAATTTCGTCATCCGTGGGGTCTTCAACCTCTTTGTCTAATGGTCTACGGCCACGATCTTGCACGGGCGTGTCATCAACAATCTCAATTTCAACATCATCTTCGGGTTGGGTTATTTCAACCTTCTGACTCTTGTCGTCATCAAGTTCATCGGGAAACTTATATTGCTCTGCCATTTCTACTCCTTTAAGCGCGGGTTAACCCGCGTGGGTCTTGCACAACAGCGTCCACTTGGTCATCGTTGATGAGCCGGAACTCTTTTCCGAAGATCTTGAACCGTGTACCAGAATAGGTACGTACGAGCACAAAATCCCCTTCCTTGCACCATGCTCCGTTAGGAAATTTGGTCTGATCTTTATATGCATCAGGGCCAACTTTCATCACAAACAACACAGTAGTTGCGCTTTCTTCTTGTCGCATAGTGCTTGTGTCGCGTACAAGATCAAGCTCAGTACCATCAATCTTTTCGGAGACTGGGGGTACGGCACACAAAATGCGCCAGCCTGAAGGCTCTGGCAACATGGTGGCTTTTTCTTCGTTTGTTGCGTCATCTGCTGGCGCATCGACGGGCTGAATTACTTCAGGTAGGGCATACTGCCCGGGTTCTAGAACAAGTTCACTCATTGGCTTTCTCTACTTTCTCTGCAAGGTCAAGTAAGTGGCGCTCTGCGATGGCTAGACCCTGAATAGTCCCGCAAAGTTTTTGATACTCATCAAAATTGCGACATGCCCCACCCGCGCAATCATCTGCGTAGTTGTTCATATCGGTGCGTAATTTGTCGCGCAATACGCGTGCGAATTCTTGAATCATTTAGTGGGTTTCTCCTATGGTTGGTTTTGTTTGCGCATGTCAGCAACAGTTTTTGCTTTATCGCGTGTGGCGGCTTGTCCAGCTTTGAATCCTTCGAGCTCCATTTTTCCGCTGAACTCATCTTTGCTTCTTTGCAAGCTTGATGACGCCTTGAATCCTTCAAGCTCAATATACGCGTCATTTTTTTCTTTATCTAGTTGCAAGCGTTGTTGTTCAAGCTGCAACCTGCTTTGTGCTTCTTGTTGTTTGATTTGCATCTCTTGCTGAGCAAGCTGCGCTTTTGCCTGAGCATCTTGTGCGCGCATTTGCAAGTCTTGTTGTTTCAATTGAAGCTCGGCTTGCTGCAATTGAAGAACCGGATCTTGAGCTTGTTGTTGAGCCTGCTGTTGAGCTTGTTGTGTTTGGCTTTGTTGCACAACTTGCTGTGACGCTTGAGCCAAGATGCCAGCCAACGCGTACTCTGCTTGAGGTGGCAACTTCTCATCTTGCTGCGGCAAGGCTGCTCCCAATTGCTCCTCAACTTTACGGCGATACTCAAAGCCAACGTGTTCAGCAATGTGCGCCATAAGTGCGCCAGAAATCTGTTGTGCCTTGGGGTTTTGTCCCAGCATCTGTGCAATCGTTGGGTCTTGTATCAGCGCCATATGCACTTGAATGTGTGATTGGTGGTCTTGGTAGAAGAACGCCTTAGTTGGCTCACCCTTGATAAGACTCATGTTCTCTGACACTGGATCTTTGGGCTTCATGTCGTCCGGCAAAGGAACCAGCTTGTCAGCATCTTTGATACCCAAAACCTCCAGCATGTTGCGGTGCAACTGCGGCAAGTCATAAATATCTGGAGCCATCTGCGCCATTTGAATGACGGCTTGGTATTGCACAACCCGCTGGCTCATTGTGGCCGCGTTGGGGTCGCTCACAGGAATGATGTCAACGTGGTCGTAGTCTTTTTTCTTTGCCTTGCGTGGAGCATCCACGGGGTCGTAGTCGTAGTCTGGCTCTGTGAAGTCTCGGATAATTGCGGCCAACAGACGCAACTCTTGCTTAAAGGTGTAGTGCAGTCGGGCTTGAACTGCAGACATAACCTTAAGCTGGCGCTCCAAGAGAGCTAATGTTGTACCCACAGGAGCCTGTGCGGACATATCCGACACGTTCATATCTGCGGTTGCAGCGAAGCGACGGCCTTCTTCAACAATTTTATCTAGCAGTCCTGACAGAACGATAGAAGGTTCCTTGTAGGGTAAAGGCAGAATACTGTCACGCAGTGCGCCAGAGCCGATGTCTACGTCTCGCCATTCTCCGGGAGCGATGGGGGTGTCGTCTCCCTTAATGCGCATTCCGCGAGCCTTAAGACCTCCGGGTAAGTTAGATAACGTCCCAGCATCGACAAGCTGACGCATAAGACTGGTGGCAGATTTTGCGTATCCGCCAATGAGGTGGAAGAGTCCAAAGCCGTAGGCTCCGAAGCCGGGGATGTATTGGTAGTGGACAAAGTGTTGACGCTTGAGCATGAGGGTGTCGTCTTGCTCCCAGTTCCTCCGAATAGACAGGACATCATTGCTTCCTTTTATTAGGGTAACTACGTATGGCTTTGTGATTCCACTAGGCTCGCCGTCATCACTTTCTTCATCATCAATATCAAGTACCAAGTCAACATGGCACTCATACAGCGTGTAGCGGTCGTCGTTCAAGTCAGAGAACCCGGTCTCTTTGTCTTTGGCTTGTTTAATGTTGTCACGTTCTTTGCCGGGCTCAGGCAACTCAATGTCGCGGTAGAAACCTGCTTGCTGTAACTTCTTGATCTCATTCTCAGTCTTGCGCATGACGTGGGTCAGGCGGTAGCAAGTGTCTAAGTCTGTGGTGCCGTAGGGCAGCAGGATGTCTTCTGCGGGGATGAACATGGACACTTGACGTCCTAAACTGGGATCGTAGTAGACCTTTTTGAACGCAGAGCCGGTAGCGGGGAGGCTCCACAACATGCGCTCATGCTCGGGGCGGAACTCGCGCATGACTTCTGTCAACTCGTAGTTCATGTCAGCCTCGACACGCACAGCCGCTTCTTGCTTATCAGGAGTTTCTTTACCCAATATTTTTGTACGCACAGGGCCTGCGGCTGGAAACTGCTCAGTAATTGTCTCTGACTGAAAGCGCACAACCGCTTCTGTAATCATAGGGTGGAACACGCCACAAGCGCCGTTCCACGGTTCTGTACGCTCTTCATACTGAAGACCAAGGAGTTTCAAGCCTTCTGTATAGGCTTTCTCCCAGTCCTTGCGGGAGTTCTTATCATTGTCAATATCTCCAGACAATTCACCAGCCAGTGTGGACAGGGCCCCCTCGTCCATGTCCTCGGCCAAGTTTTCACCAAAATCATCTTTACCGTCAGGCAATATGCTAATGTCCATATCTCCCGCATGAATGTGTACAGCTTCAGGGTCCACAATCTCGATCTCAATTGGCTCTTCATCTTGCGCCAGATCGCTTATGCCTTGCGGTTGTTGGTACAAAGACTTGTCTATATTGGTTGCCATTCTTTATCCTCAGTAGTAAGCCGCAGTCCGGCTTTTAAAAAATCGTGGTTCGTCTGGCTCATCCGTGTCTAGCGTGATGAAGCCGCCTTGTCTGAATCGAAGCAGTGCTTGGCTGGTTGTATCCACATAATCATCGTGCTCGCCAACCGGGAAGGCTGCAACCTCTTCAATCACTTCACGTGCCCAGCGCGTGTCCGGTGCCCACACCATGCCTGAAGAGAACAAGTCCGCTATGGCCTGCACACGCACCATCTTATCGTTTCCACGGCTTGGTGTAAATTCTTGTACAGGGATGCCCATGCTGCGTAGCTCTTGTATCAACGGGCCACCTGCCGCCTTTTTCTCCACAATGAAGGCATCGGGTTGCCATTCTTTCCAGTGCTTGAAGGCGATTTGTTTGAGTTCAGGGAATGCGATTCGGTCTTTGAAAGCGTCAAGGAGGATAAGCTGGGGCTTGTCGTTCTCTTCCTCGTTATACCAGACCCCCCAAGTAGTACAGGCAGAGTAGTCGGATGTGGTTTTGGTTTCATGCGCCGTGTCCCAAGACTGGATGATGTATTCACAAGTAGGTGGGTCGTCCCCCTGCCATATCCGCCAGTGCTTCCTTGAGATGATAGCCGCCGTGTCACTGGTCGGCTGCTGCATGTACTGCGCGTTCCAGTAGCGGGGATCCATTGAGGACTTGGCACTTTTGAGCGCCTCCAGCGGCCACTGCTCCGGCCAGAGGGATTTCTCGTTATCCGTGTCTTCATGCAAAATAGCAGGGAGTTCAACAATCTCCCAGCGGGGGGAGTCTGGGTTACTCACCTGATACTGTATGAGTCTGCCAGTCAAGTCCAGTGGCCCCCAGCGCGTCATGATGACTATGATCGCACCGCCCGGCATGAGACGCTGCAACGGGCCAGTTTGAAACCAACTCCACGCTGTGTCAAACGCTAGACGGCTATTTGCTTTTACGTCTTGTTCTGAGTGAGGATCATCGATAACAAAGAGATCAGCGCCGCGACCGGCAAGAGCACCACCAACACCAGCAGCGTAATACTGACCTCCAGCAGTAGTAGACCATTTACCAGCAGCCTTCTGGTCATCTGCGACAAGTGTTTGGGGAAATAGCTCATGGTATTGCTCATTATCAAGTAAGTTACGAACCCGCCGACCAAAGTCTTCGGACAGCGACGCAGTGTGCGTTCCCATGATAATTTTCTTGTTAGGGTAATTACCTAGGAAGAACGCGGGGAACAGGTAGCTGGAAAACTCAGACTTACCCATACGCGGGGCAATGTTGATGATGACGCGCTTCTTCTTGCCTTCAATCACATCTTGAAATATCTTGGCCAGCTTCCTGTGGTGTGGCCCAACCTTGAATCCGGGGTAGACGTACTTGGAAAACTCAATCATGTTTGTACGACCGGCATTGACGTTGTAGCGTTTCTCGCGCTCTTCCAACATCTCCATAAGCTCCACCTTCTCCGCCAAATTCATGGTGGGGAGAGCTTTTTGGATAGCCTGAATCTCAGTTGGACTCAGTGTCAGGTCGTTGAGTTTCATCGGTCTCTTGTTGGTGAGTACTAACTTCTTCTATATCTTCGATAACATCAGCGTCTTGTACGCCCATGAACTTGGCCAGCTTGTCTTTGAGCTTGCGGTCGATTTCCTCGTCGGTCAGATCTGTCTTCTTGACTTCAATCTTGTCGGTGAACAAACCAACTTCTGTGACTTTACCTAAGAGGCCAAGGGCTTTGAGTCGGATATTAGCGCTGGGGTTCTCGCATTCTTCCAACAGTTTGGCAACTGTGTAGCCTCTGAGTTCTTTGGCTTGTTGCACAAACTCCCAGTCATAGGCAGTCAGCATCCCAACTAAGTGTTGTACTGCGGCAGGCGTTTTGATCTGCGCTAGATTCTCGTGCGTGATTTCGCTTGGGGCGGCAGAGACTAGGTTGGTAAACGCGCCCCGCGCTGCTTTGACTTCTGCTTGGCTGACCACGGTATCCGTGTCTGCGGCTCCAAGACCTTTTAACCAGTCGGCAGTTTTTACTTTGGCGTCGATGGTGTCCGCCGGATGTTCTTTTTCAAGCGGCGTAGGTTTACCAGAGTGGGCAACCACTTCCGGTTCAAAATCAATAAGGTGATCTAACATTGGCGCATAAGTCCCTTGTACCTGCGATGGCCGAAGTGTATACTTAAAACCGGTAATGTGGCAAGCAGTTGCAAGTTGATTGCCCGTTGCTTCTCCTCGGTTGTTGGTTCGACCGTTCAGCCCCCCAGTCTCAAGCTGGGGGGTTTTTTTATTTGGCTTTGTCCAACGGTTGACACAAAATTTTATAAAATTTTATAAAATTTTTACAGTAATTGTAAAGTACTAAATTGAGTTGTGGAGCATGGTTGGGGAATAGTGTTCATACAGCATGCCCCCGTGTACATACATATGGGGGGATGCCCCCGTGGTGGGGTCTTAAGTTCTCGGTTTTGTCAGTCTTTGCTAGGGTATGTGAACCATCCGCTTACCCCTCGTGGTAAAATAGCCTCAGCGATTAGGGAAGTCCTCGTCGCACAACCACGGGGTAGAAACCTACCCCAAACAACTAGGAGAAGTAACCATGAAGAAACCTAACCAAACCCTGTCAGCCATCGGCAAAGCTATCGGTACTGCTGACCGCATTGACTACGAGTCTATGCAGGCACATCGTGACGCATACGCTGAAGCTGAAGCTGACGCAAAGAAAGGCATGATGACCGAATTCATCGTGGGCTACATGATGGGCAATGCAGAGCTAAGCGAGCAAATGGCACTCGTTGTTTTCGGAATGGCACGCCCCACACCAGCTAAGCCCAAGGGCAAGGGTGTACGCACTGCTGACGAGCAAGCCTGCTACAAGCGTGGCTATGCGAAGTGGCTCTACCATGTCATTGACAAAGCACCTACTCTGCCAAAGAAAGCCAAGCCTACTCAAGAGGTTAGCTACCGCTTCACGCCCGAGGCGAAAGCCAAGGCGACTGCTTTCCTTGCATTGGTCAAAGGTGACTTTGAGAAAGCTGTTGCTCTGCTCGAATCAGTTGCAGAGTGATTTTTTCACACGGGGTAGAAACCTACCCCAGTTTTCCACAGCGGTGTAGACGGCGAGTCTTGCCGCTGTTTCTTTTCCTGTCAAATACGAATCACTCTCATTACCTTTCAAGGAGATTCCCATGCGTAACAACAAGTATCGTGCGTTCTTTACCATCACCCAAGTCCAAACACCCAAGGGCTTGCTCGTAGTCCAAGACTACTACCCAAGCAAAGGCACAAGCAAGAGATGGCGTGAGTATGTCATCCACCTAGCTGCCATCATCGGAGGAGAAAGCCTTGCGTTCACCACGCCCGAAGCCCGTGATACATGGGTGCGAGCACAAGGCGTACCAGTTCAAATGACCTTGGGGTAGGTTTCTACCCCAAAGTGGTGAAAATCTTGGCTTCCGTGATTTTCACAAGTATCCAAGCAGTCGGACAGCGTTTAGCCCAATGTCTGCGGGGATTTTTTAAAATTTGGTACTAATAATCTATATTTCTAATTATATTTATATATAGGGGAGTTAGTGTGTGTGCGTTCTCTGCCTTGCAAGCGTGGAAAAACTTTTACTCTTAAGCTCAGGCTTGCAACCCCCCAAAAACATAGATGCTTGGTACACTTTTTAAACAAACCCTTATGGTATATGGCTCAAACCCCGTCCGATTGCGTGAACATCCGATAAAGACATGGATTTGCTTCCTAGTTATTATCAACACC